AACCGTCATCAGACTGTTCATGTCAAAAACCGGAAGCTCCGGCACTTCTGCACCGGACCATGCAATAAAAAATATAGTGACCGGCACACCAACAAAATGCCACGCCAAAGCAACACCACAAACCCAGCCAATGAAGGGACGCCATCCCGCCACGAAAACAGTTCGGTGTTGGGCTTCTTCCTTGTTGACCTCAACCTGCGCTAGATTAATCTGCGCCGCATTTTCAAGTAAGGCGGTTTCAATAGCCCGTTGTGCTTCCGCCGCTTTCTCTTTATCAGGGAAAAATCGGTCCAGTACATTCCCAAGAATAGGCGCTATTTGTGGAATAAGTGCCGAGATCATGCGCGTTTCCTTTTTTTACGACGTTTCTCGGCGTTACGCATCGCAATGGCTATGGCCTGTTTCTGCGGATAGCCTTCCTCCATCAGCCGTCGAATGTTCTCACTGATGGTCTGATCACTGGAACCACGTTTAAGCGGCATGGCTATGCAATCGTAAAGCTACCGCCTCGTTGTGCTGCGCCCATACCACGCTTTTGACCTTTCGTGATTTTGGCCTTTCCTATGTTCGGAGTTTTTCTTTGCGTGGCTTTGGGATAGGGAATACTGCCCTGACCCTTAATGACCGCCTTGTTCTCCGGTTTTGGCGCTTCTACCGGGCCGCTAATGATCTTTACTACACCCATGCTATTGCCCTCTGTTGCCTTGCTGCTGTAAACGCATTATCTCACGCTCACGAGCAGCATCAATACGGGCTTTCGTTTGACCCTCCTGACTCGTGAGGCGCTGTTGAAACTCCTGACCTTTGCGAACTTCCTTAGTTTGGTCAAGCTGCAATTCGGCTTGATCCTGTGCAATATCCGCCTGACTCTTTTGACCCTTGATCGCCAGTTCCTGCTCTTTCAACGCGATCAACGGATCAGGGCCTTCCTGTTGACCCATGTTCGCAATTTGATCACTTAATGCCTTCAGGTTTTGCATTTCCTGTGCAATTAATTGTGCTGTTAGTGCTTCCAGTTCATATTGTTCTTGACCTTCAGCGACTTGTCCCTGCTGTCCCCCAGCTTTCTGTTGCTGCTGGGCATACATAATCGGAGCCTGTTCCTGCGCTTTGAGTTTGGCATGTTCCATGATGTGTTTTTGTAGAGAAATAGATATCGCAGGCATTCCCTGTACAGTGCCTGAAGTTCCAAAAACTAAATGCGCCATAATATGAGCATCGTGTTCCTGTCCTTCAAATGCCCTCAACTCCGTATTTTCAAGCGCATCAATATTTTCCTGTGCCGGGTCTTTTGGCTCCGGTTCGTCCGTAGAAGGTGTGTTTAACAACTTCTCAATATCCCGTACCCCCATCGCCTCATACATACGTCGAAACGCTTCAAACATGTTATGCATTTCGGGAGCCTGCGTAGCAAGCTGCATTTGTGTTTGCGCCAGCGTAATCCGTTGTGCCTGAGAAAAAACATTGGGGTTGGATACCGGCAAAATATCCACCCGATCATCAAAGTCTTTCGCCTTAATATTTTGATCAGCGTTCTCAACGGCATAGGGATATTCCGGCGGTAAATAATCCGCCATGACTCGCGCCAGAAGTTTAAATTCCTGTCGCATGGCATAGTGCATTCGTTTATGCACCGCACTCATCACACGGGTGCCCTGCTCCAGCATGGCAATCGTCGTACCAACTGCCGCACCTTGGTTGCCGTCTCCAACCTTCAAATCCGTAATCGTGGCAAAACGCTGGCCGGCTTCAACTACAAAGCCCAAAAGCTGAAACAGCGTGGCGTCCGGCCCCTTGAAGGGAAGCGGCATCAAGCTGTCACGAATAGCGCCCCCCGGCGCATCCACGTCTCGGAACTCTCCAGGCTGTAACGGGTCTTCGTCGTCCCGGATCCGTAGGCCGCGAGCCTTGAATCCTGCAGGAAGGTTCGACAGCGTACCGGCGTCGATAAGTTGACGCAGTGCAGCAGTGGCTGTGCGGGACAGCCCACCAATCGTGTGAATCAGGCCCAGTCCATAGAAACCAAATCCAGGTAGAAACTTGTAATGTACAAAGTATTGGATCTTTCGTTTCTGTGGATCGTCTTCCTGATAATTACGTTTAATTGACAGCACCTGCCCATTATCTTCACTAATGGTAACTAGATAAGGTACTTTTATTCCGGTGGGTTCTCCGTCTTCTCCGATTTCTTCATACCCCGGCAGATCCAGGTCCACGTGGCATTCCAGCAACGTACAATCATAGTCGATAGTCGATGGATGAACGCCTTCAAGATATTCCAACTCTTTGGATATACCAGAGCTTTCAGACTGCGTAGGATGGACCGGGATATCTCGATAAAAGCCAGAAATTTGTTTTTTACGCAAATCGTTAAGGGGTGTTCGCACAACCTGCGTAATATTCGGGCAAGTTTCGAGGTCACTCGCTTCAAAAGGGACGACAAGGTGTTCAGCAGGGACGAAACTGCTGACCGCACGCTCCAAAGTTTCATCGTAGTACACCTTTTTAAAAGTGGAACCCGCCAAGGGCAGGTAAAAAAGCATCTGATCAAATTCCGGCGTGTATTCCTCCATCACATTGGTGATGTAATAGTTCATAAATTCCTGTACACGCTTAGACTGCTGTTCTTTTTCAGCGGTCAAATCGCCCATAATGACCGTTCTTACAGGACCACCGGGCGGCAGCATTTCATTAAACGCCTGTGCCTGAAATTGCGTGGCTGCTTCGGCCAGCAAGGGGTGTGTGACGCCGGTCGCACCACGGAAAGGCTGTGTTCGCTCCTCGTAATGGAAACCCAGTAATTCCAACCCGTTGGCATAGGCATCTTCCCAATCCCCACGCGACGTTTTGTTGGCTTCAAATTCAGCGGTCAATTCGTTGGCAATGACGCCCAGTTCGCGGTCATCCAGTTCTTCTGCCAGATTATCGAAAAAGTTTCCAGACCCCCTTTCCCTGGAAGCACTTGGATCCAGGTCAACAATAACCCCACCATCCTCTATCTCTTCAATAGAGATACCCTCCACAACAGGTCTTCGAGATGGGAAAAGTGTTCCCGGCTGCTCGATTTCAATATCCAGTTCCAGTTCCTTGAGATCAGGATTGTCGTCCTGTCGCTCTATCAGCGATACGCGAGGATCGTTAGCCATGCTTTATGTCCTGATTTTTGAGCATTATACAAACATTGACCGTGCGGTTTCGTTCAACGAGTTAACCCCACCGCCATTGGTATAGCGGGTCATGTTTCGTGCTATTCCGTTAAGGGAATTGACGCCGCCCCCACCTGCATATTCCGCTGACCGGACATCTTCTTTTCGTACTTTTATGTGTGTGTCTGTTTCAGCCTCCCGAATCAGTAACCACCCATTAGGAAGGGGTCTTTCAAAAAAGAACCTACCCGTAGCATTTGCGACAGACACTTTTTGACCCAGCTTAAGTTCTTCGGGGGGAAGTGGTGGTGTTTCATCTCTTGGATGTAAGCCCCGTTCCTGAATTGCTTTACGAATATTTGGGGGGACTTCCTTTTCAGGACCATAGGTGTTTGTTAAAACATCCAGCATTTTTTGATCAGCGAGAGGTATACCATCTCGTGTAAGAACTTTAGCTCGTTTTGCTAAGTCCTCGAACAGCACCATGTTACGGGTGCCTTCTCCGGCTGCTCGACTTCCTTGATCGTAGTATTTGATGCCGGGGATGCCTAGCGCATTAAGATACTCAGACGCAAGTTGTTGTGCGCCGCCGGGACGACCACCGCTTTTATCAATACCAACTTCGGCAAGTAATTTTTTACCATGAACGCTTGATAGTCTATCAACTGCACGCTGATGAAAATCAGCCCCAGTGAGGCGCTCCCCATACTTATTATTAGCAGGCACATCACCGTCATACAGTCCTCGAACCGCGCTTTGCACACTCTGCGGCTGCTCACTCAGCGGCGCATCCCAATCCAGCATCTTGGCTATATCTCCATCAGGGACATCTATTTCGTAGAAGTGACCGCTGCGCTTAACTTCCCCCTTAGTAACCATGTTAATGGCGTCTTTAACTTGTTCGTTTGCTTTTTTCTGCGCTAGATTCTTGCTGTAACTTCTTTGTTTCAACACATTTTGCAAATGCTCTAACGCATTGTCACCATGTTCATCAACTGCTGTTTGCGCTATCCACTTAGCGTCAAACTCAGTTTCA